CTTTCGGGTCGCCGGTTTTCAAGACCGATGAAAAATAAATAAAAATCAATGCAATACGAAAAGTAGCTGAAAAATTAACCAAACTTAACACCTAGAAAAATCAGGCTGTTAGGGAGCTTTCAGAGTTAGTATACCAAGTCTTTTTTGCCAGAAAATTTCCTGAGTTGCCTACTTGCTGACCACAAGTGGCAAATCCAGTGTCGGCGTGATTTTTGTTTTACGATCATAAATCAACACCTGATTTTCTGTTTTATGTCCACTGAAAATCTGTTTGTCGCGACTGCTTCCTTCGTAATCTGATATTCCTTTGGCTTTTATGTCATGGAAATTGCACCCAAACGGGACGCCGGATTTTTTCTCGGCTGCGTGTTTAGCCTGGTTCCACCAGTTGTTTAGCGTTTTAGCTATGACCTTCCCGCCCTTGGTTGTGTTGATCACATATTCACATGTGCCTGAAGATACATTTCTGGCTAACTGGATCGCGGTTCGTAATCGTGGAGACCATTCCTTGATTTGTTTGGTGCCGGTCTTGTTTTGCTCAATGTAGATTCCTTTATCCATAATATCCTGCCATTTCAGCTCGAGCACATCACCGAGTCTTGCCGCACAAAGATAGGATATCTCCATTGCAATGCGTAACTGTGGTATTGCTTCCGCATATATCGCCGCATACTGTTCATCTGTGATGTAAACAGTGCGGGCTTTAAGCGTAAATTTCCTGACTCCTTTGCATGGGTTATTCTTCACATATCCACGCTCATATCCCCACCCGTATACACGACTGAGACTTGCCAGTTCATGGTTTGCCTGGGTCTTGCTCTCAATCCCCCGTTTATCCATGAAAATTCTTACCTGCTCAATTTTTACATTATCAGCCAGTACTTTTCCGAAGACTGCCAGTAACGCCCTCTGATGTTGCCGATAATCTTTTTGGGTTCTGGGGGCCAGTTCTGTAAATGCGGGGGAATCCATAAACATGTGCCATAATTTAGCGACGGTCATTATGTTGTGGCGTTTTGCTTTTTCCAGTTCATAATTCTGCCAGACTTTAGCTATGCTGGTTTCCCGCACTCTTCCTAGCCCTATAGTTTTTGTGCTTCCTTCGGGTTTCCATACGTAACTGTAACCATTCGATCTAACACGTGGCGGTAGTGCATTATCTTTTTTGTTTTTTCTTGGTCTTCCCATTGTTCAGCGCCTCAAAATCGGGGTCAGCAGAAACCAGTTCAGATACTTTCGGTATCGCAGTCAGTCCGCGCGGGACATCACTGCGAAGAACTATTGGTTCGTTTTTAGGACCGGGTACAAATGGGATACCGTGCAACCTTAACTGTTGTTGCTGTTTTGTATACCGTTCGTATCTCGTGATCTCTTGAATTTCTGCTGGCGATAGAGTTAATTCGTACATGTGGTCACGTGCCTTACAGCATGACCGCCGCCACTATAGCTTGTGGGCGGCGATATGGGTTGAACATTAAAAATCAGCCTGATTCGGGAACAGTTTTTGCCAGATAGCTGAAACGTATTTTGCCTGGTAACGCGCATCGTGCAGGGCATTATGGCGTTCACCCTCAAATGTGATGACACTTCGAGCATCGAAATCCATCACCAGCCCCAGGGCAACAATCGTTCTTACATCACGATCATTGGTGTAACGCCACGGGCAGGGGATCTCCTGCCGTTCATATGAACGGCGTAAAATCACGTTGTCGAAGTTGGCTCCATTTCCCCAGACCTGAACAAAAAACTCACCGGAGTTTTCGTCTATAAATTCCCGTAATTGTAAAAGCGCATCATCAAGCGGTATTCGATCAGCTAAAATGGCGGCACGGGCTTCGCCAGAGCGTTGAAGCCACCATTCGATGGTGCTTATGTCTACAGTGCCGCCACATGTACCCATATCAATTATTTTGCTGAATTCAGGCCCCTGCTCTCCGGTTTGTGGATCGAAAAATACAGCGCCTATTGAGGCTATTGGTGCGTCAGGATTTTTGCCCATTGTTTCAAGGTCAATCATCAGATGGTGCCATAACCTGCTGGTGGATGTGATTTCACGATGACCGTTCACCTTAATTAAGGGATTTGCTGTCTCGCCTGTTTCATTATTGCCATTGGCATGTTGATCGCCTTCGGTGCACTCCTTGTTCGGGAGTCCGGCACTTTCCATTTCCTCCGGATCTTTTTCCCGGGCTTCATCCTGGCTTTCTTCGTTGAATGTCTCCTGGTAGGTTGCGTCCCCCATCACTGCGCCACAATCAGGGCAGTTACCACCACCAGTCTGATTGCATGCGGTACAAACTTTTTCCTCTTCCTGTTGCACTACTGGTTCAGGTTGTTTCGTTTCTGGCTCGTTTTGTAACGCATTTGGGCTGTTTTGTTCCGCTTTCTGACCGTTCTGTTCCGTTTCTTGCTGGTTCTGGTTCACAGAATCGCAGGTTTCAATCCCCTTAACCCATTTCGAATCATTCGGGTCGCTAATCCCTTCAACAAACTCACCACGAGAAGCGGCAAGCAATTTGTCGGCATCTGGTCGACTGATGTCTGCTGCCTCCATAATTTTATTTACTTCTTCAGCAGTAACTTTTACCTGTGACTTGTCATCCAGCGGCTGCGGGTCCTGATGATGTTCAACTGTATCCGCTGCCATTGTTTCAGCCGTTGCCTGTTCATCTGCCATTGCGCCAGATGGTTGCGGGTTTTCTTCATCATTTTTTTCTTCTTCTGTTTTGCACTCAGCAGCCAGTCCGCCGTTAATTTCTTCCAGGATATCTTTTTCCGGTGTATGCCGGGCAGCCATGAGCGTTTCAGCTGTGGGATTCTCGTGATCAGTTTCTGTCAGGTTGGCATTGATATACCCCTGAAGGCGTCCCGGGTAGTGATAAAACTCAGGGTGGGCGCTCCGGATAAGTGCAAAAATAGCTGCGCGGGAATAGTCCAGGATACCAGGGGTTGCGCGAAGTGCTGCGGACCATTCCCTGAACGGACTTTCTTTTTTCAGGACGATTTCTTTTGCGCGACGATAAACGCTCACGGGTATTTCATAAATATTAAAATCCATCGGAAGTGTGGCTGCTGCAGCCTCCACATCCAGAGTATCGAGGGTGTGTACTAAGTCAGGATTACGATCGGTTTTATTTCCGCCACCGGCATTTGCACCGGAAGCCGTGCGGGTGATGCGAGAAACACGATTTCCTTTCATCCACTCTTTTGTCAGCAGACCTCGATCGGTATAGTCAGCGTCCAGGTATGCTTCGAAAAAAGCAGTCATTAACCCCAGACTGGAATTAACGGGATTAGGGAAAACTTTGTCTGTGTCGCGTACCAGTTTGTGAAGGTCGCGAATCTCCAGCGGGTCGAGCAGCTTTGTGTTGTGGGAAATAGCCAGGGCAGTAACAGCCGGCAGTTCTTCAGCTCGTGCGATATGTAATGCCTGAAGTTCTTCCCGTGAAACGTGCGTTACCGGTTTTTCGCTGCCATGTTGCGCAAGCCAGCGAATGGGCAGTTCCTGACCGGAAATCGGCAGGAGCATATTATCCTCAATCTCAGCCATGTCTTCGCCATTGACGTTGGTATTGTCAGTGCTGGCTGGTTTGTCCTGAACTGAGGGGGAAGGCGCTATAAATATCATTGTGATGCCATCTTCCCCGCCTTTTTCATAGCGGTTGCAGAATTCGGTATCAAACACGCCTTCCGGTGGAAGGTCATTCACAACGGGGAAATGGACGCGGACAGGTTTTTTGAAATCATCAGCGTCGTAGCCTGCCTCGTCCATTGCAACAACGCACCGTGAGATGGCAACAGATAATTTTTTTGCTGTAGTCCAGTAAAAACCTCCTTTAATCCCAAGGCGTTTTCTGACCTTGTCATTTTTTGCTTCGCAATATAGCGAAAATTCTTCTTTATCAGTGCTCATGGATAAACCTCATAACTATTTTAAGGTTGTACGAACCCCTGCCATTGCTGGCATGCTTAATCAACGGGTATGGCGTTAATATGGCTGGTGGATTATCCAGCCGGTATTTCGTTATTCAGGTACAGCGATACTTTTTTTAACGGGAGGCATTCGCCAGAAATTTTTTGCTCGTCTCTTGCACGGAGGCATGATTCTTTACTGGCATAAATTCCGGTAATCACATTCTGTGGCTCACCCGTTATAAGAAAAACCGTCATCACCAGTGCAAATGCAGAAGTCACTGCTGCCCTCCGAAAATACCAAGTTTAAGAAGGGCAATTCTGGAGAGTATGGAATTATCATTGAGAAGATAAGGCTCATATTTTCTCATCTTAATGGCATCTTCAGTAAACTCCCGGTTACTGAGCAGAATACCAATATCAAAACACCCTTCAGACGTATTAACGTTTGGTAATAACGTTTCCATTATCGCGTCCTCAACAATGAATTTTTAGTAATTGCTCCACAGTCATATTTTTAATTGCGCTCCGGTTTACAAGAGTCCAGCCTTGTTTCTCCAGATAAAACTGGAAGGTATCCAGGGTGCAGACCATTGCACCATCAGGAACGGTTTCAGTGAATTTGATATTGCCGTGTTCGTCGAGACGGATAACCAGGGTACGTCCGTCCCCGTGAATCATTTTGTCGGGAGACGGGGCGTTATTCTGGCGCAGTTCTTTCTCCATGCGATCGAACTCAGCGATGTAGGCTTCTTTAAATGCAGCGGCTTTTTTGCCGGTGAAGCCCATCACCAGGAAAACGAAGCCGTTTTTGGTGATTTGGTACATAGGGAGTTTGCGCCCGGTTGAGTCGGTATATTCACTGGGCGAAAAATTTCGCTCAGTGAATTCTGCTGAACAGTCTAGACGTGAAATTTTTGCCAGTACATCTTTGTGTGGTTTCCGGAAATACTCGGCAACAGCTAAAGAGGATGTAACAGCACGCCCATTGGCGATAGTAATTTCAGGGTGAGAAAGGGCAGGGATAGTAGCCATGATGGCAGCCTCCATGATGAATTTCATTAACTCACCACCGGAGGTAGCAATCTCATGGGTGGTGAGACGCACAGGGTTGCTACAACCGGTCATCATGGAACCCGGCCAGCCTTGCGGCTGCCCTGCACGCCCCACCATAATCTGAATGTGGCTGTGCATTACGCATAAAAAAACCGCCTGAGCGCGGTTATGCGCCATGATGAACATCGGGGTAGCAATCCCGGCACCCGCTTTATGAGGTGCAGGTGCACTATAATTCCACCCGTTCTGGTTTTCAATAGCTACATTCAACATTTTCTCTTACCTTTCATCACCGAAGTGAACTTTGTCGATGCAGTGCCTGGTGCCTCCAGGTGACGTTAACCAGTTAACAATTAACGCCGGAATACAGAAGTATGCCCGTTACGCCCCGTAAAAGACCACTTTACGGTTTTAACTGTTCCGCGTGCGCTTAGCCGCATTCACCGCATCACAAAATTCACTTTAAAAAGGGTGGCAGAGCAGTCACGGAGTAGAACTGATGCCACCAAAGACTACACATGGGTATTGTGGCGGGGCTGTCACTTAATCGTATGGTCAACCTGACAACCCGGTGCATTTTCTGGAGCAATGGAGGAAACCCCAGCCATACTTACCGCCGCGCCATTTCGCGGATTGCCACAACCGGAAGCGCACGTTCGAAGAAATCTAACGACAAGCCTTCTAAGGGAAAGAGCTTCGCCGTGCGCTTTCGTGTTATACCCTGACTTTTCAGGGTAAATTAACCAGTGGCAACCTGTTTTTACTGGTGCTAATCAGTTAGTGTTTCTGGCTAACCAGCGACGCGCGCCAGCTTCGGTTTTAAACTTTTTACTTTTGGTATACGTCATCGCGGTAAACGTGCCGTCCTGGTTAGGGAACACACCGCATACCAGAGATTCGTTGTTGCCAAGATTGAGCGTATCCATGTTGACCTCATTTCCCCTTAACGCCGGGGTAGCGGAACAAAAAACCTGCTGCATAGTTAAACGTAATCCCCGCCGTCATGTTCATACGCCTCAGGCTGGCTACTTAACCCCTGACCACTGCCGGGTAACTCGAAGTATTGCCCTGCGTTCTGTGGGGCGGGGTGGGTTTATGGATACAATTTACAAATTAAAATTTAACTGGTCAACATGTTTATTATTAAATTTGCAATTGCGAGCTGTTGCATCAGTCCCAAAATGGGACTACTATACAGTTATGAAGATTATCTCAGTTAAAACACTCAGGGATTTTTGGGCGGAGAATCCTGATGCAGAACAACCGCTAAGGGCATGGGTGGATGAGGCGGCAAAAGCTGACTGGAAAAGCCCAGCAGACATTAAGGCACAATACCGAACGGCCAGTATATTGAAAAACCGGCGCGTGGTATTCAACATAAAAGGTAATCATTACCGTTTAATTGTTGCAATTGCGTATCAGCGAGGATGGGTATTTGTTAAATTCATCGGAAACCACAAGGAATACGATGCTATTGATGCTGATACCATCGAACTGGAGTAAGCATGAACATCAAACCTATTCGTACAGAGCAAGATTATGAAGCCGCGTTGCGTGCTGTTGAACCCATGTTCGACAATGAGCCCGAAATTGACACGCCTGAGGGGGATTTTTTTGAGGTGATGTGTTTGCTAATAGAGGAATATGAAAAAAAACATTATCCCATTGAGCCACCATCCCCAATTGAAGCTATAAGATTTCGCATGGAACAGCAGGGGCTGACTGTGAAAGATTTGGAACCCGCAATTGGGAAAAAAAATCGGGTTTATGAGGTGTTGAATGGTACCAGAAGCCTTACGTTACCAATGATTCGCCGTCTTCATAATCAATTTGGTATCCCCCTGGAAAGCCTGGTTGGATTATAAAATCTGCTAGTCATTTGCCTGATGCTCGTTCCAGAAAAGGAATGCATCAGGCAGTTTTGTTTTTCTGCCGCAGTAACTCTTCAAGTTTCCGTTTATAGAAATCGCGTTTTTGCTCCATATCACGAATGATCTGCTCTGCGTCGCTTTGAGGTAACTCATCTAAAAGCGATATGATTTTTCGTTGTTGTTCTGTAAGTTGCGGTTGGTTGTCATTACTGGATACAGCCATTTTATCGCCGAGAGTTTCTTCTTCCATAAAGAACCAATGGACGGGATGTTGTGAGAGCTCTGCTAATTTTTCCAGTTTATCCATTCTTGGCATCACGCCTTTCAACCAACCTTGCACGGATTGGGGTTTTACACCAAGACGTCTTCCCAGCTCTGACTGGTTTATATTCAATTCCTGCAACACCTGCTGAAGGCGTTTTACAAAGATCATCACCACCCCTCGTAAACTAGTTCCGCGATCCTACAGAAAAAATTGATAAGTGGCATTACAAATAGAAGTTGAAATTTAAAATTAAATTTGTAATCATCGGTGTCATCGTAAAGTTCGGAGGGAAACATGCAAAAAAGTACTCAAGTGAAAATCCTGTCAATAATGAGCCAATCAGAATTAGGGCGTCGTCTTGGTAAAACACCGCAAACCATAAGTGGGTGGTTTAAAAAACGAGTGCCAGCGGAGGAGGTTATACCAGCATGTGAGGCGCTTGACTGGGGAGTAACTCCGCATGAATTGCGCCCTGATAAATACCCTAATCCAACCGATGGTTTACCTGTTGAGTATCAGGCTAACGCACAAGCAGCGGCGGGAGTTGATTCATGAAAATCAAGCATGAGCACATCCGCATGGCGATGAATGCGTGGCTGCTTTATCCGAGGGTAGGGCGCAAAAAAATCGCTGATGATATAGCGACAGCATATTTTGAGCTTGAAATGACTTATCCACCAATGCATGACACCTCTACGACAGAGGGTATTGGATTGAATATACAAAATATTTTTCGCTGGCTTGAAAAGGATACGCCTGATGCTGTTGAAAAAATTCAGGCACTAATTCCGGCTATCCTGACTGTTCTTCCGCGTGAACTGCGTTATCACCTCAGTATTTTTGACACTGTTGAGCGCCGTGCATTACTGGCGGCGCAGGAAGCGTTGAGCACGGCAATTGATGCACATGATGATGCTGTCCAGGCCGTTTACCGGAAAGCGTATTTCAGCGACGGCGGGTCATCCGGCGAGTCTGTTGTGGTGCATTGATATTTATGCCAGCCCCCTGCTGATTCTGTTGATTGGGGAATCACAGAATATCACCAGAGGATGGTTCGTCACAAGATGAGGCAATTATGGCCGCATTACCATACATGCAACTGTACATAGCTGATTACCTGGCTGACACCATGCATTTGTCCGCAGAGGAGCACGGTGCGTATTTGTTGCTGATGTTCAATTACTGGCAAACAGGGAAACCAATACCTAAAAACAGGCTGGCAAAAATTTCCCGTCTGACTAACGAGCGATGGGCTGATGTGGAACCATCCTTGCGGGAGTTTTTTTGCGATAACGGCGATGAATGGGTGCATCTTCGGATTGAGGAAGATCTGGCATCAGTCAGGGAAAAATTGACCAAAAAATCAGCCGCCGGAAAAGCATCTGTTCAGGCCAGAAGAAGCAGAAAGGAAGTATATGTTCAAACAAAACAAGAGAGAGATTTAACAGGTGTTCAAACAAATGTTGGTGTTGTGTTTGAACATGACGCAAACACAAAAGCAACTAATAAAGATACAGATCTAAAAGAATTAAACCCCACACATAACGTGCGTGAACGCGAGAGTATTCCGACCAGTGAGTCGCATGGTGCGCCGTTGCAGACAGCCGAACCTGAATACCTGGACGGCCTGAGCGAACCGATCGGGAAATTTTCGATGACCACTGTCTGGCAGCCGTCGCCGGATTTTCGACAACGGGCAGCAGTGTGGGGTATGGCTCTGCCTGAGCCGGAATTTACACCTGCAGAGCTTGCCGCATTCCGGGATTACTGGATGGCGGAGGGGAAGGTTTTCACGCAGATTCAGTGGGAGCAGAAATTTGCCCGCCACGTGCAGCACGTCAGGGCACAGGTAAAACCAGTCAGCAAGGGGGTAAGCCATGCAGCATCAGGTGGCACGGCATCACGGGCAGTTCAGGAAATCCGGGCAGCACGCGAACAGTGGGAACGTGAAAACGGATTTATCAGCAACGGAAACGGCCTGGAAGCTGTGGGAGCTTATGGGGGAGGTGTATTCGAACCGCTGGACACAGAAGAACGGGGCCGCACCTTCGAAGCTCTGGATTGCCCAGATTGGCGCGATGACTGAACAGCAAATCCGGCTGGTCTGCCGTCAGTGCATGGACCGCTGCCGGGCGGGTGAAACGTGGCCCCCGGACCTGGCTGAGTTTGTTGCACTGATTTCGGAGAGTGGGGCAAATCCATTTGGTCTTACGGTGGATGCCGTGATGGAAGAGTACCGGCGCTGGCGCAATGAATCCTGGCGATACGACGGGAGTGATAAATACCCGTGGCCACAGCCTGTGCTGTACCACATCTGCCTCGAAATGCGTACCAGAGGGATTGAGCGCCAGATGACGCAGGGTGAGTTAAAACGACTTGCGGAACGGCAACTGACGAAATGGGCAAAGCATGTTGGTAACGGGATGAGTGTTCCGCCAGTGCGACGACAACTGGAAGGGGCGAAACACCCGAAAGGGCCAACGCCAATTGAATGGCTGAAACAGGAATACGAACGCCGGAAGGCAGCTGGTTTTATTTGAATCTGAGAAGCGATTTTGTAGGAGGAAATTTTAATGGAAACCGTTTTTGACGCACTGAAAGCAATGGGAAAAGCCAGCTCTGTTGGACTGGCTGAGCGGCTTGATATCAGTCGTGAAGAGGTTCTCAACGAACTGTGGGAACTCAAAAGAAATGGCGTTGTTGATAAAGCGGGTCACATCTGGTTTCTGGCTGGCGAAGGTGAATCCGGGGTAACCGAAGAGCAGCCAGAACAGTCTGAAGTACCGGATGTGCTGACCGGGGAGGTCGAACAAAAAGTTACCGCAGACATGATGATTGAGTTTATCGGTCAGGAGGGGGCTAAAACGTGTGAGGAACTGGCGGATAAGTTCGGTGTTAGCATTCGCAAGGTTGCTTCCACGTTGGCGGTGGTAACCGCAACGGGACGCCTGGCACGCGTAAATCAGAACGGTAAATTTCGTTACTGCATGCCGGGCGATAATTTACCAGCAGAGCCGAAAGCCGTGCCGGTAACGGAAAATGATGGTAAGGCCTTTCCTCAGCCAGCAGGTGTTGCGTTACCAGTACAGGAATCTGCAACACAGGAAGATATTAAAACAGAAACAGTGGCGGACATTGTGCAGTCGTTGCCATCGTTTACCGAAACGCAAGCAGATGAGCTGATTTTTCTGTCCCTGTGCAGGGCAAACCTGGCGCTGCGCAGGGCGAAAAGTGATGTTCAGAAGTGGGAGCGAGTCTGTGCCGCGCTGCGGGAACTGAACAAACACAGGGATATTCTCCGGGATATTACCGCCACCAGAGAGCTGCTGCGGTGAGTGGCTGGAAGAAGTGGCGCTGGGCGGAAATTATGATACTCCGGCAGTGTGCGGGAACGATGACAGTCGAAAGCATCGGCAGTCTGATTGGCCGTAGTGGGGCTGCCGTCAGGACGAAAGCGCGGGAACTGGGTATCTGCATGATGTTACGGGGTGATTATCACCAGTCAGCCAAATGTTCACAGCGTGATATTGAGCTGGCGCGGCAACTGCATCAGCGTGGCGTACCCCGACGGGAAATTGCCGAAAAGTTTGGGATGAAGTTGGGCGCAGTGAATAACTACGTTTATTTCGACAGGAGGGTTCAGGCGTGAGGGTGAGAATTTATATCGCCGGTCCGATGACGGGATATGAAAATTTCAACCGTGAGGCGTTTCACAGGGCGGAAGAAGCACTGAAACGGGAAGGGCATACCGTTTTAAACCCGGCAGTACTTCCGGACGGACTGACACAGCCACACTACATGGATATTTGCATGGCGATGATACGCTGCGTGGATGCGATTTACATGCTGAAAGGCTGGCAGCGGTCGGCAGGCGCTAAGGCAGAACTGGCACTGGCGGAGAAACTGGGACATGCGGTTATTTTCCAGGAGGCAACCAGTGAGAAAAATTAATTATCAGACGCTACGTGAGATAGCAAAACTGGCAACCCAGGGCGAATGGGTCGCATTCATTTCGCCGGGCACTGATACATATGCGGTGCATACGCCGGGGGATGAACGTTGCGGAGACATTATCAAATGGCCTGGCTTTGATGACCAGAAAAATGCAGAGAACAACGCAGAATTTATTGCAGCTTTCAACCCTGAAGTAGTACAGGCACTGCTGGATGAACGGGAAGCCCAAAGCAAACGTATTGCAGAGCTGGAAGCTAATCTTGTGGCGCTGGCGGCGGAGAATGCACTTGCTCGTAAAGCAGTTCAGGCATTCTGCGATGTTGTTGGCGACAACACCGAGGTTATCGCTGAGGAGGTTGGGCGAGATGGCGTTCTGGTTATCTTGGAGGCCATGAAAGCAACAGGAAATATGCCTGCCACCGATGCTTTCCTGGCTGAAGTACGAGCGCAGGGCGTGGAGATGTTTGCGGAGTGTGCATACACACTTGAACATCATGATCACGCAGTAGCCTTCGCCGCTGAGCTTCGCAAAGGAGGCAACCAGTGAGCAAGATTGACTATCAGGCATTGCGTGCTAAGGCAGAAAAAGCAACGTGTGGCGAGTGGTCGCTCGAATATGGAGAGGGACGATTTGATGGTGATGATGCGCTAATTCATCGTGAAGTTGCTGGATATATTCCCATTTGCAGAATTGAAGGAGCGCATCCTGAAAGCGGTTTCGATGAAGATTTCCAAATGGAACAGCAGGCCAATGCTGAATTCATCGCCGCAGCCAATCCAGCTACCGTGCTGGCGCTGCTGGATGAACGGGAAAGAAACCAGCAATACATCAAACGCCGCGACCAGGAGAACGAGGATATTGCGCTAACGGTAGGGAAGCTGCGTGTTGAGCTGGAAGCAGCAGAGAAGCGGATTGCTGAGCTGCAGGCGCGGGACGTTAAGCCAGTTGCATGGATGAGGAATGCTAACGTCACATCATTCATGTCGAGGTTCACAACCGATGAGAAATATGCAGTTGAGCAATGGGGTGATGATGCAGTTGCCCTCTATCCACTCCCTGTAGCTTTCATCCCTGCATGCTTTACAGACGAAAGAAATCTCATGCATATCAACGAGCGCGGGCGAGAAACGTCACTTATCTGGAGTAAGCAGAACTCAGACAGCGGCGACATTAAACTTTTTCGTATCGCCGCCGCAGCCGGTAAAGGAGAGGAATCATGAGCACTATCACAAGAGAATGGCTGCAGCAGGCTATCAACGATTATGAAAGCGTTCGTGATGAGCTTCCTTTCGGGCTTGATGATTACCAGGGGAATATCCTGGCTTCCCTGCGTATCGCACTGGCATCTCTGGAAGCAGAGCCGGTGGCGTGGAAGGTAACATTCACGCAAATTGACCGTGAATATAACACGTTCACTGGTATGTATTCTGACAAAGCAGAAGTCGAACGGTGGGTGCGGCTGCATAAAGCATGTAATTTTCGGGCAGATATAACACCGCTTTATACCGCCAAGCCAGTGCCGGTAACTCCGGATGGTTGGATAAGCTGTAGTGAGCGAATGCCGGATACCAAAACAGCCGTTCTTGTTGCCAGGGAGTTTGACAGGAAAGGTGACTGGCGAATGAAATGGGCGACTTACATCCCGGGGCATCCTGACGCTAATGATGGGTGGGTAGTACCTGGTGCGTCGTGGATACCATCACACTGGATGCCGCTACCAGAACCGCCGAAGGAGGTGCGCCAATGAGCTGGCCTGAGGCCTTCTCAAATGTTGGTATTGCAATGGCGGTGGCGCTGGTGGTGTATTCGATTTGCCGCTGGGGATAAATCGCCGAAAAAAGATCCCGCCACAAACATGAGCCGGGATCTTTGATTTATATAGCCTACGAATCCGCAGTAAGAGAGGGGCAGACGGTTTATTCTAACACCGGAATGATGTGGGTAAAAGTTTATAAGAAATCGGTTTCATAACTTTGCCCACCATGATAGATACCGACAATAAAGACTTTTCTGCCATCAACGGCAAAAGCAATAATCGTTCTGTGGCGGAAATGAGTTACCCGCATCCCCTGGCGAATATCATCGCGTTTATTGCCCCGATGCGGGAATGTAGAAAACCCATCAAGATAATCAAGAAGCGCATTGGCATAATTGTCAGCAATGATGTTCCCTGCTTTCTCCGTTATATATCTGTGCAGGTTGATTATTTGTTGTTCGGCCTCAGGAGTAATGATGACTTCATATGTCATGCAGATTACTTCCCGGATCGAATCGCGACGCGAACCTGTGAAATGGAGCGTCCGTTGTTTGGGTTTTCGCGGATAGAATCAAGAGAGGGGGCGGCTGAATGCGTTAACCACGCTTCGATTGCTTTATCGCGCTCATTCAGTGCGCGAAGCCCTTCACGAATGACCTCGCTTTCTGAAGCATAGGCGCCGGAAGCCACACGGGCGCGCACCATGTCAGCCATCTCGTTAGTTAATGTAATGCTGAATTGTTGGGTTGTACGCATGGTAAACCTCACGGAGTAGGATAGAACACTATTCGATGATAGCACGCTGCCTGTTGACGACAACAGAAATCAGAGACAATATTGCCGCACGCCAGCCTGAACAACTGGCACCTGCTGCGCCAGCAGAGACAACCGATGGCGCAAGATACCAAATTACACAATTCGGATAACTCCACCGCCCCTGCCAGCAGGCACGGGCGGCGTTCTCATGCATTCAAATCTGACTGGTTCCAGCATGACCCATGCACTGAAGAACAGGCCGAATGGCTGATCCAGTGCTACCGCAGACGTGGTTACGAGTTTCAGAAAGATCTCAGCTTCGATCGTCGTCACTGGATAATCTCCGTCAGGCTCCCTTATTCCGAACGCCCACCGCGTCCGTCCCGCACATTCCAGCAGCGCATCTGGAGGTAACGTGCGGGTATTACTTCGACCTGTTCTGGTACCGGAACTCGGGATGGTGCTCCTTAAGCCGGGCCGTGAATCAATGTCAGCATTCCATAACGGCAGAATATTGGTGGAACCGGAACCGAAAAACATGCGCGGTCTGCCGTCCGGAGTCGTTCCTGCCGTTCGCCAGCCGCTGGCAGAGGATAAAACATTACTGCCATTTTTCAGCGATGAGCGGGTTATTCGTGCAGCAGGTGGTGCAGGTGCACTGTCTGACTGGTTATTACGTCACGTGAAATCCTGCCAGTGGCCACACGGTGATTATCATCACAGCGAAACCGTCATTCACCGTTACGGTACCGGCGCGATGGTGTTGTGCTGGCACTGTGACAACCAGCTGCGCGACCAGACATCAGAATCACTCGATCAACTTGCTCAGCAGAATCTGGTTGCCTGGATGATTGACGTCATCCGTCACGCAATAAGCAGTACGCAGGAGAGGGAGTTATCGCTGGCCGAATTATCCTGGTGGGCGGTCTGCAATCAGGTGGTGGATGCACTACCTGAGGCAGTAGTGCGTCGTTCGCTGGGATTACCAGCGGAAAAAATCCGCTCCGTATACCGTGAGAGCGACATCATACCGGGAGAGCAGGCCGCCACCAGCATACTGAAGCAGCGCACAAAAAATATTGCGCTGCCACTTCACGTCCACCAGCAACAAAATCCCCCCCAGGAAAAGACGTTAGTAAGCATCGCCGTTGATCCGGAGTCTCCGGCTCAGTACCTCCAGCGCCAGAAACCACAACGGGAAGAGATGCCTGTATACACGCGCTGGGTAAAAACGCAGAAATGCATGACGTGTGGCAATCAGGCAGATGATCCGCATCACATCATTGGTCATGGACTGGGAGGTATGGGAACAAAGGCTGACGATTTGTTTGTTATTCCGTTATGCCGTAAATGCCATAACGAACTACACGCCGGGGTAAAAGATTTTGAAGAGAAACACGGCAGTCAGCTGTTGTTGCTGATTCGTTTTTTAATGCACGCGAGAAATTCGGGTGTTCTGAAGTGGAAAGCATAAATGACCGAGCGCATAGAATTTGTTTTGCCTTACCCGCCGACGGTGAACACTTACTGGCGACGCCGTGGCAGCACATATTTTATATCGGAGGAGGGAAAGCGCTATCGCCGGGCAGTGGCGCTTATTGTTCGCCAGCAGCGGCTGAAATTAAGCCTGTCCGGACGGCTGGCAATAAAAATTATTGCAGAGCCACCGGATAAGCGTCGTCGTGACCTGGACAATATTCTGAAAGCACCGCTGGATGCGCTGACGCATGCGGGAGTGCTTATTGATGACGAGCAGTTTGATGAAATCAATATTGTACGTGGCAAGCCAGTATCTGGTGGACGGCTGGGGGTGAAGATTTACCCCATAATGCTTGAAGGGCAGGTCAAAAAATGAAACTGGAAGATTTACCGAAATACTACTCCCCAAAATCCCCCGGCCTGACTGATGCATCGGCCTCAACGTCGAAAGATGCGCTGAGTATCACTGATGTGATGGCCGCGCAGGGCATGACACAGAATCGGGCTGAGATGGGGTTTTCTGCGTTCCTTGGGAAAATGGGCATTAGTATGAATGACAGAGAACGGGCAACAGAATTGCTGACAGAATATGCACTCAGTCGGTGTGATTGCGTGGCGGCGTTAAGAAAACTCCCGGCAGAAATAAAACCGGCAGTGATGCGTATTATGGCTTCGTATGCGTTTGAAGATTATGCCCGTAGCGCGGCGAGCAAAAAACAGTGCTCCTGTTGTCATGGAAAAAAATTTATTGAAAGCGAGGTTTTTACAAACAAGATCCAGTATCCGGATGGTAAGCCGCCAGTGTGGGCAAAGTGCACAAAAGGCGTGTATCCGTCTTACTGGGAGGAATGGAAAAAAGTCAGGGAGGTGGTAAAAGTTGCCTGTCCGGAGTGTGGCGGAAAGGGGGAGGTTTCCACCGCCTGTAAAGATTGTCGTGGGCGCGGTGTTGCCATTCATCGTGAAGAGTCTGAAAAACGGGGTATGCCTGTTATCAGGGACTGCCAGCGTTGTGGTGGTCGTGGCTATGAAAGATTGCCGTCAACAGAGGCATTTAATGCTATATGCGAGGTGACAAACCAGATAACACGCGCGTCATGGGAAAAAACAGTTAAGAAATTCTATGATGCGCTGGTGAGCAAGTTTGATATTGAGGAAGCATGGGCTGAGAGGCAGTTAAAAAAGGTAACCAGGTAACAAGGTTGATTTTTCCGGAATCTGTGGTAAATTTGCCCTAACGATGGGCGTTTTATGCCTGACGTTAGAAGACTTTTTACACCCGTCGCCAGGCGGGTTTTTTTATGACTGAAATCACTCCAGTACAGTAAACGCGCTGGCGGCGGTGAATACCGGTCTTTCAGCTTGCTGGCTTTTTCGACAAGAGTTATTGGTGTGTCACGTTAACCGGAAAAGGGAAAAAGACATGCTGAAACAGCAGGATATGACCGAAACCGCCAGAGTGGTGTTTAATGAATTAAGCGTCACCGAACCGGCGACAGTCGGGGAGATTGCGCAGAATACGTACCTTTCACGCGAACGCTGTCAGTTAATACTGACCCAGCTTGTTATGGCGGGTCTGGCAGACTATCAGTTCGGTTGTTACAGACGCCTTCAGTCCTGAAGGCTTTTTTATTTGTGGTAAATGGGCGGCTGGTGGGTGTTAGGGGCACTCACCAGCCATCTGCTCATGCGTCCGGATCACAAGCAAACCTCAGGCCCACTGCTTTGCGCAAAAGCAGAATGAGCCTATCAGAGAAGTGCTTATTGATCTATGGCTAATACTGTAAAAATATCCAGTTGTGAGCTAATCAACGCTGATTGCCTGGAATTTATCCAGACCTTACCGGAAAACTCTGTCGATCTGATAGTCACAGACCCGCCATACTTTAAAGTGAAGCCCGAGGGCTGGGATAACCAGTGGACGGGGGATGAGGATTACCTGAAATGGCTGGACCAGTGTCTTGCGCAGTTCTGGCGGGTGCTGAAACCTGCCGGAAGTCTTTACCTGTTCTGTGGTCATCGCCTGGCGTCTGACATTGAAATCATGATGCGTGAACGCTTCAGTGTGCTGAACCATATCATCTGGGCAAAGCCGTCCGGACGCTGGAACGGGTGCAACAAGGAAAGCCTGCGGGCGTATTTCCCCGCCACAGAGCGCATTCTGTTCGCGGAACATTATCAGGGGCCGTATCGTCCGAAAGATGCCGGGTATGAGGCGAAGGGCAGGGCACTGAAACAGCATGTGATGGCTCCGCTGATTGCTTACTTTCGTGATGCGCGTGCTGCCCTGGGGATAACGGCAAAACAGATTGCTGATGCCACAGGAAAGAAAAACATGGTGTCGCACTGGTTCAGTGCCAGCCAGTGGCAGCTACCGGACGAAAGCGATTATCTGAAATTACAGGCGCTGTTTGCCCGGGTGGCAGAAGAGAAGCATCAGCGCGGAGAACTGGAAAAGCCACATCACCAACTGGTCAGCACATACAGTGAACTGAACCGGCAGTATGCGGAACTGCAGAGTGAATATAAGTATCTGCGGCGGTATTTTGGCGTGACGGCGCAGGTGCCGTACACCGATGTGTGGACGCATAAACCGGTGCAGTACTATCCCGGGAAACATCCGTGCGAAAAACCAGCAGAAATGCTGCAGCAGATAATCAGCGCGAGCAGTCGTCCGGGTGACCTGGTTGCAGATTTCTTCATGGGGTCGGGTTCGACAGTCAAAGCAGCGATGGCGCTGGGACGTCGTGCAACTGGCGTTGAGCTGGAGACTGAACGTTTTGAGCAGACTGTCAGGGAAGTTCAGGATTTAGTCAGTCAGAACGGATGATATTGCAGAATTAACCGGGTATCAGTTACGCCCCGAAAATTTTAAATGTCTCACAATTCAGACGGTTGACAGTTGTCTGTTTTGCGGGGCGTTTGTTAAAAGGAACAGGCATGGTGAATCCCCCTGAGCGGAGGGGCATAATGACAGATGTTTGGTTGCGTATTGTATAGGCAAGTTGCGGATTCTGTCTGGTCATTGCAGAATTCACCGGGAGGCACCCGGCATCATGCTGTATACAGAGATTAGGCATATATCCAGGCTCCTCATCGCAGGAGCCTTTTTACATGCAAAAAAAGCCCGCGCCGGGAGACGCGGGCAGCAAGGAATAAACAACAAAACGTGAAGTAATCAATTTTTCAGCTGGCGAATAATACCCGACAGTAATCACTCTGCGCAACTGCGCGGCCTTTTTCGTATTGCGGGCTGTAGTCTTCCTCCAGTCATTGTCCTGTAACTTCCGGACTTCAGCCCGCCCCTTATCTGACTCACAACATTATCCCGGCCGGGAGGATTCATGGCATTTAAACACTATGACGTGGTCAGGGCGGCGTCGCCGTCAGACCTTGCGGAGCGACTGACTCAAAAACTGAAGGAGGGGTGGCAGCCATTTGGTAGTCCGGTGGCCATCACGCCTTATACCCTGATGCAG